CTCCTTTTAATGGTTCTAAAAATGCTTTTTCAAATTGTGTGTCATAATCTATATATTTCTCTAACTCAAACTCTTTAGGTAAACTATTTGTTATAGAAATTACTTTATCACCTGCAGGATTTGGATCTCTGAGATAGGCAAACTTAATCTTCTCACCCTCTTGTATAACTGAATATTTTTTAGTTAATTTATTGGATCTAAGCATATGATTATAAATCAAAGAACCTTTCACATGAATTGGTGTACCTTTTTTATAAACTGCCGCCGGATCCTTATATTTCTTAAGTCCATTCACCGACCTTGGAAAGGCAATAGACTCCATATTCAAACCAAAAAACTTTTCTTTAAACGTTTCAATATAACTAATCACATCATCTTCTGTGCCCGAAATAATAATATTGAAAATCTCTCTTAAAGAATCTCTACATGCTTCTGGTGTGGAACTTTTAATGGCCTCAATTCCCACAATCTTTAGTTTTGGTTCTTCGTATCGAACACCCTCAGAATCATGAACGTTCAGAATATAATGTTTCTTTGCGGTCCAAATACCTGTATCAGCAATGACCTCGCGTTTCATGACCATCTTTTGTTGATAAGCATTTACATACTCAGCCAATTCATCATAATTCTTTTTAATTACTTCTTCTATTCTTCCACAGGCCTTGTCCAAGAATTCAATGATTTTTTCTTTATCGGTAATACCAATTCTAGAAACAAGACTATCAAGACAAACATATAAAGAATCGGTATCCATAGCAACAATATAGTCAACATTTTCTGTACCTAATGTTTTGTTTAAATAACCGTTCACGGCATTTTCAGCCCATTGAATTGATAACTGACCTGCGGCTGTTACAGCCTCTGCATTACGTTCATCATAATAACGAAACCATTGATTACCCATTGCGCCATAGGCAGAGTTTAATGCAATCTTTAGATTTTGTTGATAATTATAATATTGTGACAATTTATTTGGATCGGAGTTTCTTCCCTTTTTCTGTTCAGCCAACATCTTCTGTTTATATGTCACCCTATCATTATACATTTTCTCCATTAATTTAGGAAGAAACCCTTGTTTATCTCTACGATAAACAGACCCATTCGGTGTAACTGTAATATCTTTTACTTTCCAAATGCTTGTGTCAAATTCTTTATTGACTAATCCATCTACACCAATATCATCTTTCCATGACCCTAGAATAGTTTCTGGGGAAATGTTGTACTGCATGATCAAATGTGGATATAGACTATTCAAGTCAAAACTAACAATCCACTCATGTCTACCAGTTTGTGGTGCCTTAACATAAGCACCCTCATACATATCTCCTTTACTAAATTTTTTCTTTTGTGGAATTACAACCTTTTCACTCAAAAGATGATTGTAAATAATACAGTCCCACATTCTTGTCTGTGCAAATACATCTGTGAAATTACACTTTGACAAATATGCCAGAGAAATAATCAATTCTAAAAGTTTCAATTTCTTCTCAAGCCGATCCACTAATAATACATCTTGAATATTGTATTCAATAAACTTCTGATAATCTGTTCTGTACAATTCATGTAATGTATTTACTTCAGAATAATCTAACTTCTTTTGACCTAATTCTACATTAGCAATGTGGTCTAAACGATATGATTCACGATTAGTATAAGTAAATTTCTTATAAGCATCTAAGTAATCAATTTCAGACACACCATAGATTTCATAAGTCTGAACTTCACGGCCACCCATACCAAAGATTTTCTGTTCTTTGACAAACCCCCATGGCGAGAGTTTCTTGACCCATGTTTCATTCAAAATACTTCGAATTCGATTGATTAAATATGGAGTATCAAATGTTTTGGTATTCCAACCAGAAATCACATGAGGACAATTCTGTTGCCAGTACATAACAAACTGTTCTAGTAATTGTCGTTCATCACCACATTTGTTATATGTAATATTCTCTTGATCATTCTTGAAGTCTGAACATCCCCAGACTTGAATATCATCACCCATCTTTGTTGTAATTGCGATGACTTCTTCATCAGCTCGTTGAGGATCAGGAAACCCATGTTCAGAACCAACCTCAATATCAATATATAACATTCTGAGATGTTCTATATTGTAATCGACATTTTCTGGATATGTTTCAGCAATAAAAGAATAATTATAATTTGTATGACCGTAGATTTTCATGTTATCTACACCTTCATACTTTTTTACTGATTCGCGGGTTTCTTTAATAGAACCCCATTGAACAGGAGCAACTGGCTCATCATCAAGTGTTCGCCAGTCAGTTTTAGTTGTGGTAGGAATGTATAAGGTAGGTTTGAATTCGTGGCGTTCTTCAAAAGGAAGACCGTTTTCGATCCCTCTTTCGAAAATAAAATTTCCGAGACATACTACATTAGTATAAAATTTTGACATTTATTTTTTAGGATACCAGTTGGTTCGGGTTTGTTTATCATAATCACTATTAATTTCATCTAATTTATTATAACACACTTTTATGTGTTTGTCAACCCATGACCGACCCCTAAAAGCACCCAATATAAAGAGTGCTTGAAGATAAATTTTAATTATTATTTCTTCTATCTTATGCAGAAACGAATCCATTTTTGTATTGAACTCCACTTTTAGTTTTGAGAGCCGTCATAACTTTTTTACGATTGCCCATCAAATTGTAACTACAATGAACCCATCCACTATTAGGGTCCTTACCATCATAAAATTCTAAAATTAGTTGATCAAAATCTAAATTCTTAGAAATCCATTTTGCTAAATCGGGATTCGATATTGAGAAAGATTCAAAATCTGCCGCTTGACCATTACAATGCTGACTTGTTTTTGATCCTCCTACTTTTGCATTTAGTGCTGGACTTCTATAACCTGAATTAATCGTAATAACACCAAAGTTATCTCTTATAGGTTGTAAAATATTGATTGCAAGATGTGTCATATTCACTAAATGATAATCATTAGGGGAATTATCTACTCGCAATCTTTCTGCTGTTGAACTTCTTGTTAATTCTTTTAATGCAAAATTCTTTGATAATCTTATCACTTCTGCCATATTAACCTCTTATATTTTATCAATGTCTAATGATCCAGTAGTAGGATCAAAAGTAACTTTAATATTAAATTCTATTGGTTTTATTGTTCCATCTTTTAATGGGATTGGACATTTTCCTTCAACGGCACCCTGTAATGCATCTTTTGCATTGTCAAATACGTGTGCCGGATCTGATTTTATAATTTTATCTAGTTCTTTTTTAGCACTATCTGGAAGTATATCATCTATCATTGCTTCCACGTGTTCTTGTGCTAGGTCTGTTGCTTTGTCAACGACTAATCCTGAGATTACGTTAAACAAACCCATCGCTAATACACCCATTATGTTCCTTTTTCTATATCAAGTAAAAAAGATTTTATTCCTTTTATTCCATGTATATAATCTTTCATACGAATTATTAAACTGTTAGTTTCTTCCTGATTTGTAATTCTTATATTAAAATTATTTGGCTTTTCAAACATTTTATTTGTATCATCATATTCACATTTACTTATTGTATCCATCCAAATACTAAACGTAGGATTTATAAGTTCCCGTAACTCCTCTAATGGACAAATAAAATCTAAAATTCCAAATTCAAATTTTGACATTCTATGTGCGGATCTATATCTGGCCGGTTCACTAAAATCCCAATCATTACATAATTCACGTATTGTATCTGCATTATAATGTGGTATTAAAAAATGATATGCTAATTCTTTTGATAATGTAGTTTTACCTGAGCCTGATAATCCAAAAATCAGTACTCTCATATATTATTCAGTCTCAGACTGAAGAGCTCTTCGGCACGGACTGTCACAAGGATTTTCTTTTGAACATTCACAAGGATCGCAAGTACAATTTACACAATTACAATCTTCGTTGTTACACATTTTTTTCTCCTAATGTAAGTTTTTTATTTCTCTAATATATAGTGAACAAAAAAGCCCACCAGTATAAAATACTGATGGGCGCATCATGTGTTAGTTGATCGACTTGATCGTTTTAGATCCAATAGGAATCAAACGTGCTCGT